AAAAAAGTGACATTGCCAGACGGAAGAGAGCAGAACCAAGAAATTACAACCTTGACCAAATTTGTTTTAGACCAAGTTTATTCACTAATCCAAGATGGTGAAAAGTACAAAGCCAAAATGGAATTTATCAAAATCTATGATGAATACAAGGCTGAAGCACAACTGAAGGGTAAAACCCAAGCTTGGTACCAAGAACCAATTTTATTAGCTCAGAAAAATGAGCAAAAGGTGCATAAGCCTGTTTCAAATGACGAAGCGCAAAAGCATCTCCAATCATTGATGGAACGTTTAAAAATCAATGGTCGTAAACCTGTACCAGTACAAAAGCTTAAGGCTAAGGAAAAAGAGCCAGAACTCAAACAAGAGCTAGGTCCAGATCCTTTTGACAATCCGCACGAATACGCAGAGATGTGCCGCCGTGAAGGTATGCCAATTCCTAGAAATATTCTTAAGTTAATTGATGGGGCGAATATATGAATAAATTCGAGATTTTAGCGTGGGGTTTACTCATTTCATTTTTTACAGCAGCTATTAGCGGTGCGGTGGTTTGGTGGTGGTTGGCGCGTAAAGAGCTTGATGAGAAAGGAGCCAGCCATGAAAGCAACTAAATTGATTAGAGATAAAGGACTGCAATACGCGAAGGAAATCGTAGATTCAGCACCCGATAACGCAACTGAATGGAACGAGGGTTATGAGTTCCAATGTGGTCAAAGTGTAGAAATCAGCCCAGCAGATCGTGAGAAGTATTTTGTAGATTTGGTTGAGCTTAAACGTCTGGTGGAGTCTTTGAAAATCATCAACGATTTAGGTGGAGTTGAGAAGCTAACGCCTGCATTCATTACGACAGATAAGCATGTTGGTTACACGCATGTTCGCATGGTGGGAAATGGGAGATTGAGCTTTCTTGATGATTTTTGCGACTTCATTCCAGATGGTTCCATTTCAATTAAGCGTGTGATGACTGCTATCCGCGACCACGAATCAATATACGGAGGCGGTGAATCTCATGCCAACTAGATATAACACAGGCGAGTATAGCTACGATCTTGAATATCACTATGGAGATATGTCAGCAAGCATGGAGATGCTTAGAGCACGTTTAATTGAATTGTTGACTCCTCATCTGTCTGGCCGTTATGTGAAATGGAGAGAAGCATATTTCACATGGTTTACAAAGTGCGGCGGGGATTCGGGGTGGATGTTTTGTGTAGGTCCACACGAATTTCATATTGATGGGGCGTTAAGGCGCTATTACTCAGGTTCTATTGATATTACCTACAACCAGAAAGATCGATATTTCTTGGTGGGTGAGAAAAAGAAAGTCAAATGTAAGGCTTGTAAGGGGTTTGGCTTCATTCGAGATGATGGGTGGGGGCATATAGATAAATGTGAAATGTGTGATGCAGAAAAAGGAGCCAGCCATGAGTGAGTTTGAGGGTAAATCTGGAAAGTGGGCTTGGGAGATTCAAAAAGAACAACAAGCGAAAGTGGAGGAGCTGCAAAAGCGTTTAGATGGGGCATTAAAAGAGACTCAATATGCTTTGCAGTATGTTGAAGAAGACATGCGCGGCAATCATGAATTTCTACAAATGGCAATGATTCGAACCCTTAAAGCTATAGAGCAAGTGCTCAAAGGTGGTGAGCCTAAATGACATCAATGAGCCTTGCTGATTACCGCCTTACATGCCCGAAAGTTCAAAAGAAAAAGGGTCGAAACAAGTTTAATGCTTCGAAAATTAAATTGGATGGAATGACTTTTGACAGTACTAAAGAATACAAACGGTATATCGAGCTAAAGGCTCTACAACAACGAGGTGAAATTAAAGAATTGCAGCATCACACAAAATTTGAATTGGCACCGAAGACAAAATTAGAAGGGGAGAAACGAGCTAAACCAGCACTTAGATATTTTGCCGATTTCACTTATTTCACGACAGCAGGTGAATACGTTGTTGAAGATGTGAAGTCTATAGCTACACGCAAGCTACCGAGTTACCGAAATAAAAAACACCTGATGAAAACAGTTCACAATATTGATGTGAGGGAAGTTTAAACATGAATGCAAAAGTTAATAACAAGACAATGGACTGGTCTAAACGTTCTGCTCATCAATGGTTGGAACAATATGGTCTATGGGTCAGATCAACAAAATCTAAAGTTTCTGCTAATCCTCTAGCATGTTTAATTGACCAAAATGACACAACTAGAATTAGATCAAGTAAGGTCTCTATGCCATGCGAAATTGAAGATTATGAGGCAGTTGAAGTAAGCAAACTTTTGGCTAAAATGCATAATGATAATAGGGAGTTTTTACAAGAAAGGGCTTGGTTTTTAATACTTTATTATGAAAATAATTGGTCGTATTTAACAATTGCTAATGTGCATAGATGTAGTAAAGCAAAGGTACGTGCTGAGATTGATAAAGGCTTGGCATATTTAGATGGAAAAATAGAGGTGTTGCAATCTTGACAGTGCAGCACACTTGGTTTAGATTTGTGATATGGTGGGACGAAGTTATAAGCGTTGCACCAAATTGTTTTAAAAGCTCGCTAAATGGTGAGCTTTTTTGTTTTATGTTATAAATAAATTTCAATAATAAATTAGAGAGTTAAATTATGGGGGAATGGTCTGATTACTTTGAGGATTTTCCAGAAGAAGATCCATGTAATTATATTAATGGACAATTTAACGAAGAATTGGCTCAACAACGAAGAAGCCGGTTAAATTCAGTTTCAAGTACTCCTTCTGAAATGAGAGGCGTCTGAGAAAAGAGCAGCAAGATTTACTTTTCAAACATAAAGGTATTAAGTAATTATATTTGGCCTCCTTCGGGAGGTTTTTGTTTATGTTATAGTCCAGTCTAATTAAAAACTGGTGCTTAAAATGAATATTTGTGTTGGTGGTGAGTTAGATGGCCAAACCTTAGAAAAAGAAGGAAGATTGCTTAAAGCTTCTGATATTGACCCATCTTTTAAAACTGAGTACTACAAGCAAGTTTTTAACCGCGACAACATTAATTATCATTTTTGGCTTCCAATAGGATCCAACTTGCACGAAATGTCTGAGCGAGTTTTGGATATTTTGAGAGCATCTAAAAAATAAGCTTAAAGTATATTGTAAATACATATTCTAATTTGTATGATGTATCACAAATACTGCGCTGAAAGTTTTTGTTTTTGTGACCCGTTTCTAATTTAGGAACGGGTTTTTTGATTTTAAAACCCCACTCGCTTAGGACGCTTTGCGAGTTTACTTGCCGGACGGATTACGGCGCAAATGGCCCCGCTACATACTAGTTATTGGCGGGGCTTTTTGTTTTATTAATCTGATGATTTAGTTGCCGATCTAAAATAATTTACTATTGAGAATACAATAACTTATGTTAATTTTGTTGTTGCAAATTGAATAAAAAAACCTCATTATTAAGCAAGTTTGATAATGGTATAGGTTGTATGAAATTAGTTCGTTTAGAAACAACACGACAATTAGATGGTTCATTTAAACTGCAATTTAATGATGATGGTATAACTCCATCATATCCAAATACTATCAATGACGATGGTGTTGATGTTGCATCAGGTAAGGTTAATGTAGATTCTATTTACTATCATCATTTAGATAGAGATGACACGAGATATTTAATTTATTTAAAAGGCTACCATGGCAGAGTAGATGGCACAGAAATCCCAAGTCTTGAAAAAGCATTAGATGCTCATCTGCAAAGTTAAAAATTAAACTGAATTTATTTACAGCCCTGCATTTGCGGGGTTTTCTTTTTTACGCCATTCGTCTAATTGGATAAGACATCATAATTCTAGTGTGATTGATGCGGGTTCGAGTCCTGCATGGCGTGCCATTTAATTTAGAGAAGTGAATATACGCCAATGTAGTAGAGCGGCTCTGGTATTGGACGCAATAGTGAAAACAGAGTGGTTGTCGTGCCTTAGGGACTGTTCACTTCATCTAAGTTAAGAATAGGATTGTATATGGACACAATCGAAGCGAAGAAGAACCTAGTCGCAATATGTGCAGAAATAGAAAAGCTTCAAAACCTTTCACGTGGCTTGATGACTGCGAAAGAAATGGTTGAAGTTGACGCTAAGATTAAGCGACACAAAGAACAAGTGAAGAATATTAGAAGTAACCTTCATGCGTGATACAAAGCGTCTTGCTGCAATAAGGAAGTTGCCATGTGTTATGTGTGGTAGAACTCCAGTAGATGCAGCACACAGCAATCAGGGCGCTCATAATAAGGGCATGGGTTTGAAGGCTTGTGACTCAAAGACAATTCCGCTTTGTAGGCAACACCATATTGAATACGACCAACTTTTAACAATGACAAGAGAGCAAGCAGTTATCTGGTTTGATGCAATGTTGGAAAAAACAGAGCGCATGCTTAATCTTAAAGATGGAGAAGATGATGTTTTTTAGAAATGAAAAGAAAGAAGAAACAGTATCTAAAGGCAACTATGTTGTGATTCTCCATAACTGGTTTGTTGAAACTCATGGTTTTAAGCACTTTGAATTTTCTGACATGACAAGAGCAGAAGTAGAGAAAGAGGCTAAAGCTTTAAGACATGATCATGACTCTACTTTCAGTCATTGCGCTTATTACATCATGAAAGTTGAATAGATTAATCAAGCCACCCTCGGGTGGTTTTTTATTGCCCATTTGGAGTATGTATGACTGAATTTCAAAAAATTACTCATGAGATTAGACAGCTCCAAATAGAGCTTAATCATTTGGGCAGTTGCACAACCAAAGGCCTAAGAGAAGAAGAGATCGCTCACTTAGATGAGCGATTTTTTTTGGCCATAGCAAAGCAAAATAAATTAATTGCACGTCTCAACAACAAGCCTGAGGGCTTCTTATAAATATTGGTGTTGCAATGGATCCTAAAAAGTATTTTATTCTCACCAGAAAAAAAGAAAGGAAACCCAAGCCAAAGAGCACACCATTACCAAAAGCCAAGCAAAACTATTTGGAAGCTGAAGCAACTCTAAAAGAAGAATTAACTGATTTAGCCATTGGCTTTGAAAGTAAGTTTCAGCCCATTCATACAAAACATTGGCGCTTTGATTTTCATATTGTGAAATTGCGTTTGCTCATTGAGATTGAGGGTGGCCCCTGGTCAGGTGGACGTGGCGGCAAGTTGGCCAATAAAGCATGGAGTCTTGATCGATACGATCAGGCTGAAGAGCTGGGATATAAGATTGAGCGCTTTCATCCAGATTCTATTTTGTCGGGATATGTCATCAACTGGATAAAAAGTGAATTAGCGAGAATTGAAGATGGAGCAAATAAGACCATTTCCACCGACTGATTTTATTGATCAAGCTGAAGAAGAGGAAGCAATTCGTATTGTTCCAGCGCCCGATTTAAAAAATTGGGTTGTTGCTAATTACTTAACTATTGGTGGACCTCTTTATAACCCCGATCATGATCACATAGGTGAACTGCTTCACGATAATGAAGAATTTTTAGCATTTGCTTGGGCCTCTTCTGCATATAAAAGCAAGCAAGCTATGGTGTTAGGCCAGTGCGAAAAAGTCATGTTCAATGTTGGTGGCTGGCGTAAAGCTCGACAAGAGCAACAGATGCGTGATTGGTTTGGTTTTGTACCTACTTATTTAATAACTGTCGACGCTTCTTTCTGTGAGCGTGCAAACGATACAGAGTTCTGTTACTTACTTGAACATGAGCTTTACCACATTGGAGTGATGAGAGACGAGGACGGAGAAATTGTTTATAGCGATAGTTCTGGTCTTCCTAAGCACTATCTTGCAGGTCATGACGTTGAAGAGTTTATTGGCGTAGTTAAACGTTATGGACCAAGCAAAAATGTTAAGCGACTTATTGAAGTCGCAAAAAATCCGCCGTTTGTTTCGAATCTTGATATTTCAAAATGCTGCGGAAACTGTGTAATCAATTGAGCCAAATGGCTCTTTTTTTGCCCATTTTGTTATACGTAGTTATACGATGAGGAAGTTATGGCGACACTAAAAGAGCCTGTGAAAATCTTTATAGTTCAGTCTCTTGCTTGTCGTGATACACCTCAAGAAGTGGCTGAACTCGTAAAACAAGAGTTTGGCGTTGATATAGATCGTGTTCAAGTTGCAACTTATGACCCTACAAAGGTTGCTGGTAAGAACTTAAGCAAAAAGTATGTCGAACTATTTGAAAAAACCAGAGATGAGTTTGATAAAGGCTTAATTGATATTCCAATTGCTAATAAGTACTACCGATTGAAGCAATACCAAAGACAACTTGAGAAGACTAGAAACGTCAAAACAGCCTTAAAAATTCTTGAGCAAGCCGCTAAAGACATTGGTGGTCAATTTACTAATCGCCAAGAAATTACAGGCAAAGACGGCGGACCAGTCCAAACAGTTAATTCAGAAATTCCAGTTCCAATGGAAGATTACTTAAAAGCGCGGAGGGAAGTCTTAGATGAGTACTGATGCGGCTCGGGATAAAGCCATCCGGATCGAGGCGCAAGAAGATTTATATTTCTTCACAAGGTACATGTTTAAGGAGCGCCGTGGTTATAAATGGATGCAAAATTGGCACCACTTAGAAATCTGCGAAGCTTTAATAAAAGTTTATCGCGGAGAGATAAAGCGGTTAATTATTAACGTTCCACCACGATATTCTAAAACTGAAATTGCTGTAATTAATTTTATGGCATGGTGTTTTGGTAAGAATCCAGACTGTGAGTTTATTCATATCAGTTACTCGGCAATGCTTGCCGCAAATAATGCCTTCCAAATACGAACTCTTGTACAAGAAGAGGCGTATAGAAAAGTCTTTCCTGAGCTTACATTGCGTGATGATAGTAAGGCTAAAGACTTCTGGAGAACTTCTCAAGGCGGTGTCTGCTATGCGACAGGTACAGGCGGTACGATTACTGGTTTTGGTGCAGGAAAACTTCGTAAAGGCTTTGGTGGCTGCATTATTATTGATGACCCACATAAAGCACATGAAGCTTCATCAAAAACTATTCGAGAAGGGGTAATTGATTGGTTTCAGAACACACTCGAATCGCGTACTAACTCGCCAGATACGCCAATCATTGTGATTATGCAGCGACTGCATGAGGACGATTTGTCGGGCTGGTTGTTAGGAGATAGAAAAGACGGCGTTCCTGTAGCTGGTGGCAATGGCGAAGTTTGGGAGCATCTATGTCTTTCAGCTATTCAGGAAGACGGATCCGCACTGTGGCCAGCAAAACACAATATCCAAAAATTGAGGCTAATGGAGCAAGCAGCACCATATGTATTTGCCGGGCAGTACCGACAAATGCCATCACCGCCAGCAGGCGGTTTTTTTAAGCCCGACAATATTCAAATTGTTGATGCTTTGCCTGCGGATGTATTGAAACAAGTTAGGGCTTGGGATTTTGGGGCTACCGAAAATGAGGGCGACTTTACAGTAGGTGTGCGAGAAGCTCTAGGCGCAGATGGTTTTACTTACATTGTCGATGTAACTAGAGGACAGCTTGGACCTGACAATGTGAATAAGCGCTTAGAACAAACAGCAAAAATAGATGGGAAAAAAGTTTCTGTGCGTCTACCACAAGATCCCGGTCAAGCTGGTAAATCGCAAGCTAGTTCATTTGTGAAGCTTCTTGCGGGTTATAACGTGATAGCCAAACCAATTTCAGGTGACAAGCTTACACGGGCACAACCATTTGCGGCCCAAGTTAACGTGGGAAATGTGCGTATGCTCAAAGGTGAATGGAATAAGGACTTTATTGATGAGCTTCGTCATTTTCCTAACGGTACACATGACGACCAAGTGGATGCAGCTTCAGATGCGTTTAATGAATTACATGAAGGTTTTGAAGCCTTCTTTGCTGATATGGGATTTGCTCGATGAGTGATGTAACTTTTCAACATGCTGAATATGTTAAGAACTTGCCATACTGGCAAAAACTTGATGATGTTTGTGAAGGTGAAGATGCAGTTAAGGCTAAAGGTGAAAAATATTTGCCGATGCCAAATGCACATGATAAATCACCTGCAAATAAAAGCGCTTATGAGGCTTATCTTACCCGTGCAGTCTTTTATGAAGTAACAGGGACTACATCAAATAGTTTAGTTGGAGCAGCTTTTGCAACAGATCCAAGTTTTAAATTTCCTCCCGAGCTTGCTCATTTAGAACGTAATGCGAATGGAGCCGGTTTAAGTACTTATCAATTGGCTCAAAATGGAATTCGCCACTTATTGAAGCATTATCGTTGTGCTTTATATGTAGATTATCCTGATGTGCCGCCAGCTCGTAATCTAGCGGAATTTAAAGCACAAAAAGCCTATCCGATGATTCATTTACTAAATGCCCTTGATGTAGTGAATTGGGATTCAGTAATGGTCGATAACCAGAAAAAACTTTGTCTCGTAGTTATCCGTGAATTTAGGTCTGAGCGCGGTGCTGATGGATTTAGTAAAACCGAACAAGAGCAATATCGTGTACTTCGTTTAGAGCAAGAGGGTAATGGGGAATATATTTATTCCGTTCAGGTGTACACAAAGGGTGAAAAGGGTAACTGGGTTGGCGGAGATAAGAAGTTTCCAACAGATTACAACGGGAATTTCTGGACCTATATACCTTTTACATTTGTAGGTGCAATTGATAATTCAGAAGAGATCAAAAAGCCACCATTACTTCCTTTGGCTAATCTCAATTTAGCCCATTATAGAGACAGTGCGGACTTTCAAGAGTCCGTTTTTTATATGGGGCAACCTCAATACTTTGCGAAGGGTGTTACATGGGAATGGTACGACCAAGCCAAAAAACGTGGCATATACATTGGTGCGAAAGTACTTTTGCCTTTACCTGAAAATGGTGGTCTAGGTATTGTTCAAGCTGATCCTAATACGCTTGCCCGGGAAGCCATGAAAGACAAGTGGGAAAAAATGAAGGAGATGGGGGCACGTTTAATCGAGAAGGGTTCTGGAAGCAAAAAGACTGCTACAGAGGCAAATAGTGATGACGCCGTTCAACATTCCGTTCTTTCGCTTTGTGTAGTCAATATGAATGAAGCCTTGTCAGCAGCATTACGATGGGCTGCTAAGTTTGTAACGCCTAATGTGGATGTTCTAACTAAAGATGATTTGATGTTCGAAATCAGTCAAGAATTTAACAAACAGGGTTATTTAGCTGAGTTAGCTCGACAGTTATTTGAAGCAGCTCTACAAGGCCGATCTTCATTTAAATCATGGTGGGAATACAACCAAACAGGTATGTTCCCTAAACAAAAATATGAAGAAGAGCTTCAGAATGTTGAAGCAGAGCAAGATGGGACTTTAAATCAAAAGGTAGAGTGAGATGGCAACAGATATCAAAAAACTATTTGAAGCACTCACTCAGCACCAGGCCTATCTTTATCGTGCTTCATCAAAAACGGTAAATGAGTTATTGGCTTTATTCAATGATGATACGAGCAAGATGCTATCTAAGCTTCGGGATTTATTGGATGAGCTTAATGAGTCGGAGAAAGTTGCTTTAGCTGGTGGTAAATATACAACTTCAAATTTAAGGGAAATTAGGGATTTGATTGCCCAATGGTTTGCCAGTGTTAATTTAGCATTACCTGAAGCTTTTGCCGTTTCTGCTACGGCGCTGGCTGTTTATGAGGCCAATTACGTAGCTAAGCTCTATGGAGCAAAAATTAATAAGCCTGATGGGGAAAAACTATTCTTATCCGCTAAAAAAGTTCCGTTGGCAGGTGGCGCTCTTGTCGATGATCTGCTTTCAAGAATTGCTGAAAGTGCCCGTCAAAAGGTTGAGTATGCAATTCGAGATGGTATTAATTCAGGCAAAACTAACCAAGAAATTGTTCAGCGTATTCGTGGTACCAAACGGCTTAACTATGAAGATGGGATCTTAAATGGTACCAAAACTGATATTGAGCGAACGGTAAGAACTGTGCGAAGTCATGTAGCTAATCAAGCCTATCTAAATAGCTTCAACCAAATTGGCTTTGAATATGTCCGATTTGTTAGCGTTTTAGATGGACGAACTTCTAAGCTTTGCGCTTCATTAGATGGTTCAGTGTGGGAAATAAATGATCCGGCAAAGCGAGTGCCGCCGTTACATCCTAACTGTCGCAGTATCTTGGTTCCGGTCGAGAAGGACGGTCAACTTGTTGGCGAACGGCCATTTGTAATGGACGAACGTAGAGTTAAAGACATCCCCAAAGAAGAGCGAAGCCAGTTAATAGGACAGTTAGATGCAAACACCACATTCAAAGAGTTCTTTAAGAAAACAGATGATTTCTTTCAAAGGGAGTGGCTAGGGCCAAAGCGCTTTAAGCTCTATAAAGATGGGAAATTTGATTTTGATAAGTTCTTTGATCCTGAAGGCCGTTTCTATAGCTTAGATGATTTGAGAAAGTTGGATGAAAAAGCTTTTAAAAAGTTGGGTCTGTAATTTTTCTTATGTTATATTTTTTAAAACATCAGAATTTATACAATATGAAAACAATAGCTTTTGTATGTCTAACCCTAATTTCCATCACTTGTTTAGCTGAACCAAGTCAAAAATATCTTAAAGAATATGATCGATTGTCTGAAGCTTTGGAGTCAGCAATGGCAAATGCATATTCTTTTGATCCTGCAACTGGTCAAGTAAAACAGGCTACTCAAGGTTTAGAAGCTAAAAATAATTTATGTAGAGCTGCCCAGGCGAAACTAAACCTCACCACGTTTTTAAAAGACAATTTAGAGGAATCTAAAGAGCTTTATAAATCTATTGATGGTGCAGAGACTCTAGATAAAAATTATCTTAGTGGACAACAGCAGGAACAACAAAATCTCGTTTCAAATTTGAAAAAAGACCTTGTTGGAACTGGATTTAACTGTGAGTAATTATTGCCGATTACAGGTAATTCTAAACTCACTTAAGACACAATTTTCACCTATATAAGCGCCCAAATGGCGCTTTTGTCATTTATGGAGTTTGGCTTATGAGTGAATCAAAAGTTAGACATTTGGTACTTAAAAGAGTTTCAGATAAATCTTCTCATCTTGCTCTTTGTGACGAGGAAACAGGTATTCCATTAGCTGGATTAACCGCTGTAAAAATGAATTGTAGTGTTTTTGAGGGTCCAGCGACTATCACGGCAACATTTGATGTAGGTGGTCCTCAAGGCATCCGCTTAGTTGGTGATGAACCTAGACAAAAGGTTTGGAGTGCAAAGGAAACGTAGCGAAAGGCACTACAAATGCCTGAAAAGCAAATCAATATGTCAGATGCTCAATATATTCTGAGCACAAAATGAATTCTGGTGCCATTTCTTCAAATTAAGGTTTCAAGCCATGGCAATTTATGGTTTTACTTTTGAAAGATTAAAAGCAATTGCACTCATCAAATAGAACTTAATTTTTAACCATAGCACCTTCGGGTGCTTTTTTTGCGAGAAGAAAATGCCAAGCCCTATTATCCAATATTTCCAATATGAACATTTACCTGAACATTTGCAGCAAGTTAGTAAGCCAATTGGTGATTTAGCTCGGCAAATGGATGAGCAACTTCCTGACGGGCCTGAAAAATCCACAGGATTAAGAAAGCTACTTGAAGCAAAAGATGCATTTGTACGCCAAGCTTTAAGTAAATAATCATTTATAGAAATGAAGCGTCCTAAAGGGCGCTTTTTTATTGCCTGCCGAAAGCGGATGCTAACGGCGAATCCGGGCGGATGCCCATTTTGTATATATAGGTTGGATGACCAATGAAACTTAAAACAGTAACAATCGACGGTAAAGTTTATGCGGAAGTAGACGGTGATAAGCCGATCTATATTCATGATGACGGCAAAGAAATGCCACATGATGCACCACACTCGGTAGCAACAATTGCACGCTTAAACAATGAAGCTAAAACACATCGTGAAGCCAAAGAAGCAGCCGAAAAAGCATTAAAAGCTTTTGAAGGAATTGAAGACCCAGCGGCAGCTAAAAAGGCATTACAAACAATCCAAAATCTCGATGATAAAAAGCTGGTGGATGCCGGTGAAGTTGAGAAAGTTAAAGCTGAAGCTATCAAAGCAGTTGAGGAAAAATATGCCCCGATTGTTGCGCAACGTGATGCTCTAGAAGCCTCTTTACATAAAGAACTTATCGGCGGTGGTTTTGCTCGTTCTAAGTACATTCAAGACAACATTGCAGTACCTGTGGACATGGTTCAGGCAACCTTTGGTCATCACTTCAAAATCGAAGAAGGCAAGGTGGTTGCATATGATCCGAACGGCGAAAAGATTTATTCACGTGTCCGCCCGGGTGAACTTGCAAATGTTGATGAAGCTTTAGAGTCATTGGTTGGTGGATACCAGCATAAAGACTTAATTCTTAAAGGTGGTAAAGGAACTGGTGGCGGTTTTCAAGGTGGGGGCAAAGGTGGAGCACCTACTGGAATGAAACGCAGTGAAATGTCTGTTTCTCAGAAAGCAGATTACATCAAAGAACATGGCAATGATGCCTTCCTAAAACTACCGAACTAATCATTAAATATTTGGAGATAAGTAGTTATGACTACGACAGTTAATTCAGACATGATCATCTATAATCAATTGGCTCAAACTGCTTATTTAGAGCGTTTGCAAGATAATTTGAATGTATTTAACCAAGCCTCTAATGGTGCAATTGTTTATCGCAATGAGATCATTGAAGGTGATTTCAATAAAGAAGCATTCTACAAAGTGGGCGGTAGCATCAAACATCGTGATGTGAATTCAACCGCCAAAGTAGTTCCAGAGAAAATTGGTTCTGGTGAGTCTGTAGGCGTAAAAGTCCCATATAAATATGGTCCTTATGCATCAACTGAAGAGGCATTTAAGCGCCGTGCTCGTACACCAGAAGAATTTGCTATGGTTGTTGGTTACGATCTTGCAGATGCATTGGTTGCAGGCCGATTAGAGTACAGTTTAGCTTCTTTAAAAGCTGCTATTTCTAGCAATCCAGACATGGTTGCAAAAGGTAGTATCGTTGTTGATGGCCGCAAAGCATTGACTCGTGGTATGCGAAAGTTTGGTGATAAGTTTGGCCGCATTGGCTTATGGGTGATGAACTCAGATACATATTTCGATATTGTCGATGATGCAATCACTAAGCAAATTTATGGTGAATCTGAAATCGTTATCTACGGTGGTTTACCGGGAACCTTAGGAAAGCCGGTCTTGGTGACGGACGCTGTAGGTGATAACGATGCTTTTGGTTTGCAGTATGGCGCTGTCACTGTAACTGAATCACAAGTACCGGGCTTCCGAGCTTATGACATCAATGATGAAGAAAACTTAGCAATCGGTATGCGTGCTGAAGGTGCATTTAACTTAGATATTCTTGGTTATAGTTGGGATACATCGAAAGGTGAAAATCCTGACCTTACATTACTTGGTTCAAGCGCTAACTGGATCAAATATGCAACCAGCAACAAAATGACAGCAGGTACCTTACTTGATTTATCGGGTACAGCGACAACTGGTTAAAACCTAAAAATTAAAACCTAAGGGGGCTAATAAGCCCTCTTTTTTATTATTAAGAGAAAAGCGCCATGAAGATTATCTATACACGCATTGCAGCAGCGGCTGCATTAGAGACAGGCATTATTGCTAACCCTGACTATTATGAAAACCCAAATTTGAAAGCAAAAGAGGTAATTATTTACGGTAATTATCCAAAGATTCAAAAGGATTATGAATCTTTGGAAGTTCCAGTTGAAGTTCGTAAGTTGGAAGTGCCACAAAAAACGACTTTGGCCACAGTAAATGTCGCAGTGGGAATTACCCCTGAACTTCAAGCTGTGATGGATGATGCAAAAGCTGAATGTGAAAAGGTAGTTGAAGAAAACACTCAGCTTAAGCAGAAAATTGCCATCTTAGAGCAGGCCGGTGGTAACCAGTCAGAGTTGTTATCTGAAAATTCACGATTAAAAGATGCAGCAGTCTTAGCAGATAAAGCTCTCAAAGATGCTGAAGCTCAAGTGGTCGGTATAAAAACTGAATTTGAAGCTTTTAAAAATGATATTCCTGCAATGCAGGCACGTATTGCTGAATTGGAAGCTGGAAAAGCGGCAGAAAACCCAGCTACAGAAACGGCAGCTAATGATTTTGAAAACTGGTCAAATGATCAATTAAAAGAGTATTTGGCTAGTAAAAACATTGGTTACAAGCCGTCTGCAACAAAAGCAGAACTTCTTAAATTAATCCCGAAGGAATAATGCAATGAGCTTTATTACTGTAGATGACGCAAATTCAATTTTGGGCAGCGATTTTGCACCAGACAGTGATAAGGCTCGTCTGGTGAAGCTGGCAAATGTGTGGATGAAAAACAGAATTGGTTTTGTACCAGATCCAATTGATCCACTTCTTAAGGACGCGGCTTGTGAAATTATCAAAGGAATTCTGGCCAAAGTAATTTATAACGGCAAAGAGCAGCAGTTGAAGCGTAAGAAAGTTAAGGCTGATTCTGTTGAGTCAGAAAAAGAATTTCAAGACGGATCTGAAGCAATCTCTAGCTTTGAACAGATAGCAATTGATTTTATTGATTCACTTGATTTGAAAGATCCAAATGCAAGTTTTAATGGCTTTGGCATACCACTTTACAGGGCATGATATGGGCTTACGTGACGAAATTCAGGCAGACATTGCTGAAGCATTTAATGATGATTTAGCAGATGCCATTCATACCTTTACATGTGAGCGGATCTCTAAAACGAATTGGGATCCTAAAACTGAAACTTATGTTGAAGTTAAAGAAAACTATTCTGGCCGTGGCGTTCTGTTTGGCTCATACAGTCAATATGAGATCCAAACACTTGGAGTACTGGCCACGGATAAAAAGGCAACCGTGCTTCAAAATGAAGTAACTATGACTCCAAAAATTGAAGATGAATGGTTAACTGCCTTAGGCTCATTCCGGGTAATTAATATTCAACAGGATCCAGCTAATACTATTTGGAAATGTCAGCTTCGAAAAGTGTAGGGGCTAAAATGGTTAATCCTGATTATGTTCCTGAATGGTATATCTCGCCTTTTCAACATGTGCAGTACACGCTTGCTCGAAATCAACTACACATGGATTTGTTATTTGAAGATATGGATAAGGCCGATCAATTTTTGGATATGGGAGCGGATGCGCAAGTTAGTACTTTTTCTGATGGTGCATATGCAATCGTCCAAATTGGTGATACGGCGGATAAAGACCGAATTCAAGTTTATGGATTGCTTTTACATGAAGCTGTTCATGTCTGGCAAAAGATTAAAAAGCTCATGGGTGAACGAGAACCGAGCTCTGAGTTTGAAGCTTATTCAATTCAGGCGATCGCTCAAGACCTTTTTAAAATGTATGAAGAAAGCGAGGTGAATGATGGGATGGAAGGGGAAAAAGCCAACTGAATTTAGTTTTGATGTGTCTAAAGCAGCAGAAGACCAGGTGAAGCATATTGTTATGGATACTGTGCAATCCTTAGTTAATTTAAGTCCTGTTGATACTGGAGCATACCGTGCTTCACATATTGTTTCGGTTGGATCTGCTGATTTCGGCGTGCGTGAACCTGAAACAAACCCTATTAACGACGCAGCGATTCAGGCAATGAAGATTAAGTTAGGTAATTTGGTTTATATCCAGAACAATAAAGCTTATGGACCGCGCTTAGAAAACGGCTGGTCTGATCAAGCACCACAAGGTATTTATGGCCTCACGTTTAACTTTATTTCTCAAAAGTACGGTGGCTAAAATGGCAATGACTTTAGAGCAGACAAGGCAAGCTATTATTGATCGCATGCAAAGCTTTACGGGTATTGCTCAAGAACGGATTCAGTATCCAAATGCACCTGACTTTACTGTTCCAACAAAAGGTGTATGGTGCCGTTTAACGATTGCAGGTGGCCCGAGTTTTACCTCAGGCATTGCAGATAAGCCATGTACACGCCGTACCGGTAATATCATGATCCAATGCTTTGACCGATTACATACTGGAGAGAAGGCCGTAACGGTTCTAAGCGATGCATTGCTGGCTCATTTTGAATATTTCACAATCGAACACTTAGAATGTTTGAATGGCCAATCTATTTATGCGGGTAAAGATGCTGATTTCA